GGTTTTGTATTGCGTCACGTTTCCGTTTGTAGGCCTGTCCCCTTCGACTATTGCAAGGTAGGCAAGCGGGCACCATTTCGTCATGGGATCCGCCGCGGTCTAACTCCACCAAATGGTCTGCGGTTGTTGCTTCATTTCCACACCAATGGCAGGGCGGGTGGTCTGCTAGTAGCGCTGCACGTTTGCGTTTGTATTCCGCTGTGTCGTATGGGGTGCTGGGTCTTGTCATTTTGCTCACGCGCCTTCGGCTTGTGCTAGCGCGCGCTTCGCGCTTGCTGTCATTTCTTATGTTAGAGCATCAGGACGGGCTTGTGTTTGTTGTGTTTGTTTTGTGTATGTCTGTTTGTTTGTTTTTGTGTGCGGGCATAGATGTGATTGTCCCACCCTCTGGGTTGCCCTAACCAGATCCCTACACATTTCAATGACGATTGTTTACGCCTTGCCTGACCGCTTTGCCTAAACCATTTCGTGTTGCATGTTTCAGGGCGCGATCATCTACCCAGGTTCCCCTGTTTACGCCCCACCCCATGCAAACGGGGAACAGCCGTGATGCTTGCCTATTGTTGTTTAGAAATTAGGAAATCTACTAGATCGGTGTATGGCACAAACAAATCCGCTGCCGCTGTGTACACCGTTATGTCAATTTTGCGTTTGCTGTCAAATGTTCCCTCAACGTCCCATTTGTCGAATGTCGCGCGTGGTGACAGGCACCAGATGTTGGCGGTTTTCTTACAAACCATCACATAGGCCAACGGTTTCACCGTTTTCATGTCATAACCATATTTGGTGTCCACAAATAGCGGGTCATAAATCAAATTGCCCTGGTCATCACAAATATGGGTGCGCGCTTTGACCTCTAACGGTTTATCTGTCCACGGCAAGCAAATATCCTTCTCATGGCGTGTGATCCATTCCTGTGTGCGGTCTTTTGGTGGTTCTGGTGTCCAGCATTGCACCCCGCGCAATTTCAGGCGGTCAGCAATCATGCTGGCCCAATATGCGCCCTCACTAAACGCGGCAGGATAATCAAATGCCATAATCATTGATGCGGGTTGCTCAACAGGTAGAGCACATATTCCATGTCTGATGGTTTCATAACGGTGGCATACACACCAGCCTGTTCAAAGGCCAACAGCCAACGTTTCTGCAATGGGCTGGTTTTGCCTTTTTCGCTTTTTAGTTCCAATGCCAAAATCTTTTTGCCTGTGGGGTGTACTAACAGCAAATCAGGGAAACCTGCATCACCTTGAACGTGTGTGGCCCAGCGTCCGCCGCTGCTCATCGCTGGCAGATCATGGTGAATGAGCCAACCAAAACGTTTGGCAACACCAATGATGATGTTTTTGAATTCTGTTTCAGTCACGGTTTTCCGCTAACCATTCCCATGCTGCCGCAAGTTTCTGCCATGTTTCCCTGCTGGCCTCTAACGTTTCACAGCGCTTTTCTAGCAATGCTTTTTCAGCGCGCAATGTGTCAATTACACCGCGCAAATAGTCAACCATTTCAGCAACGGTGGCGGCCTGTGGTTCCTCTGGGTATTTGTTTTCCCAACTCATTTCAATGCTTCGATCACGGCGCTGGCTTCATGGGATTTCAACAATTCCAACACAGCATCATCACGGTTCACGGTGCGCTGTATGAATTCCAACAAATTCAAATCGTCCATGTTTGCGTCCTTTGCCAGTTTCTTGATGTAGCCCTGCTGTTTAGGTGTACTAAACGCACCAGACGGTATATGCACTTGCGCGCTAGAGGCCACCTGACCGCCCTGGCGTTCAACCTTTTGCATTTCCTCACGGGAAGGCCGTTTGCCTTGTGTAGCAAATCCCATGTTGGCTAAGCATCTGCCCAAACTAGATGTTTCACAATTTTCCACAAATGATGTGGCGTTTACGCCGCGGTCTGTGTGGATTTCATGCGCGTAACCAGTAGCGGTTGGGTGTGCATCATCACGGTGTTTCCAGATCACGCTGCGAACAATGCAGGTGTCCCCGTCATAGTTCATTAGTGTGGTTTCAACGCGTCCGTCTGGGTATGTTTCCCAAAATCGGTTCAACCGTGTTTCTACGGTTTCGTAATTAGATAGGTCAAATGCCATTGGTGTTTCCTTCTGTCTGTTTTCTAGTTGTTCTCTGCGTTTCGCATCGCTTCGAATGTTGTTTGATGTGTGGGAATTGTATTTGGAACGCTCACCAGTTGTGTAATAGCGGGCCATTAGTTACAACGCGCCGCCTAGTTCCTCTATGCAACGCAAACATGTTTCTGCATAGATTTCATTGCCTGACAAATCAAAATCTGTTTTCATTACTTTCAACGTGCGGATCAGGTAATCATCGCGCACAGGTTTTGGTTTGTGTGCTGGCCTGCAAATGTCATCAATCATTTGCATCACCGCTTTTGTTTGTGGTGTTACTTGTGCATCAATTCTGTCTGTAATCATTTTGCGTGTTTCCTCTGTCATGGAATTTTCCGATAATGGGTATTCGATCATTTGGCTGTGCGCCAGGGTGACCAACCTGACCGTGTCCAGATAATCAAACCTGCTTTTAGATTAGTTTCAGCGTGTAACAGGTTTTCACATGAGGTGATCAGGCCCGCTTTTTGTAGGTAACTGTTCGGGCCTTTGCACCAAAAGGTGTTGACCTGTAGCAAGCCATACGATTGGCCCACGGTGTCCTGTTTGTTGTGTGCGTTTGGTGTGCATCGGCTTTCGCGGTGCATGACCATTTCCAGTTTGTCGCGCTGCCCAACAGGCCAACCTAGATTGACGGCCAGCGCGCTAAATTGCTCACAAGCGGTGGCTGATGGGTTTATGTAGAAAACCGTGTTGGCTGTAGACGTGCTGGTGGTTGGTTCAATCAAATACGGGGCTAGCGCAATAGTGGTGCTAGGTGGCTCTGATTGGCTCATTAGAGGCTGTATGGCAAGAGTAAAACCCACTAGGGCTGAAATCACACCTGCCACAATTTTTGTTGCTGTAAACGTCATTTTTTCTCCAATTGGTATGGAACGCCCCAGGTGTCCCCAACGGCGTTTTTGAATGACAGTTGGGCATGCAGCACCTGTTGGGTGTCTGGGTCACGGAAAATTTGCACTAAGACCATTTGGTTGGTTTCCAAACTGGTTGTGTAAACCTCATAGAAATATGTTTTTGCGTCAGCCATAACTGCTTATCCTTCTGTCAGGGATAAGAACACCCTACGGGGCGGGTGTCGCTGGGTCAAGCATTAGCGCTGACGGGGTCTTATCGCCCACAAAATAAAACCAATGCCACGGTTCAGCAGGCATCACCTCTAATGACCAACCGTATTTCGGGGCGTTTTCGCACAGCCATTTCCACAAGATCGGATCAGCGGTTCCAGCAATATCGACTGCCAAACCCAAATTGTGGCGTGATGAACCAGGTGCAGCCAATGGGGCGTTGCCTGGTTTCAAATAGTATTTGCGCCCTTCCCACGTTCTGGTTGATGCACCAGGGATTGGTTCTAATTGATAGCGCTGCAAAAATCCTGCACGTTGCTGGGCTAATGATCGGTAGGTGTCGCCCGCGCTGGTTGGTTTGAATTGTTTGATGCCTGACGCAAACGCGGCTTGACGCATCGCTGTCCAACTAGCGGCTGCTAAATGATGCAATTTTCCAAACGGCTTTACATCGCGCAAAAGGTTCATTGGCAATTCGCCTGGTTTGCAATGCACCAGATCTGCTGGCAACACCAGTTTTCTAATCGGTGGTTGCACTAGATCCTGGCTTTGATTTCAGGCCATTCGATGCCACAAGGCCAGACAATGTGCCAGTCAAAAACACCAACAACGTGCTAAGTAAGTCAATTAGTTGTGCGTCTGTTGGTGCTTGTTCGGTTGGCTGATCCACAAACAAAATTCCGTAAATAAACGCCATGACCGTGAACGTGAAACACAAGGCCATCAAACGGCCAACAAAAACAATCAATGAGGCGTGGTGTTGTTCTGGTGTTTTAGTCACATGCGGCCTTTGTAAAACATTGATATTTGACATTAGTTTTTGAATAGGTGCAACCACTACAACCCCAGATCACTACCGCGATTAGTAACGCGTACCCCAGCAATGCGCGCCATTTCATACTTTTTCTGGTGCAACAAATTCGCCATATTCGCCCAACGTTGCATCAAACAAAACACCTGGGCCAGCAAAGAAATTTCTGAATGATCCGCTGTAACTGGTTTGCACCCAATCGCCCGCAAGGCCTAATGATGCAATATAAGACTGTCCAATTGGTTCGCTGTCTGGAAATGGCAAATTGTCAATGTCATCGTTTGAAATAACAATCACTTGTTGAACAATGTTTTCTGCGTTTACTTGTGCAAAATGTGCCACGTCTTAGACCTTCCATCGAATGTAAACAATGCCTGATCCGCCATTGCCACCGTTTCTAATTGCTGTTCCGTTATCTCCAGCACCACCACCACCGCTGGCTGTGTTTGCGCTTGCTGCCGTTCCTACTGCTGAACCCGATGCACCAGCGCCGCCAATACTGCTTCCGCCAGCACCACCTGTTGTTTGTCCAGCACCACCACCACCACCAGCCTTGAACAATGATCCACCACCAATAAATGTGTTTACTTGCTGACCTGCGCCACCAGCGCCACCAGTCGCACCTGATCCATTACTACCGACTGCGCCAGCGCCGCCACCGCCACCGCCTGAACCGTTAGGAAAATCTGTTGGTGCTGTTCCGCCTGCGTTGCCTTGAAACGCTGAACCGCCTGCGCGCGTACCGTAGCGTCCCGCACCGCCACCGCTTCCACCGCTTGACGGAATTGAACGGTCACCACCAGCGCTAGGGCTACCCCAACCGCCGCCAACAGCACTAAGCAATGTTCCAATAGTCGATGATGTTCCGCTGGTCGGATCTATTGCACCAGTCGCACCGCTACCGCCCGCTCCAACCGTAATGGTTTGGTTTGCGTCCAAATAAATAACTGACTGTTGCACACCACCAGCACCGCCGCCACCGCACCAATATGTGCTTGCTGATGAGGAAATCACACCACCAGCACCACCGCCACCAAAAGCCAAAATATCAAACAATCCAGATTTAGTAACAGTCAATGTTCCTGTGCTGGTAAATGATGTGTACGCGTAATTTACGCCGCCAATCGTGACGTTAGTGACACCTGTTCCACCTGTTGCAGCGCCGTATGTGGCACCGCCACCGCTAAAAAAAATAGCAGCACTAGCACTTGTAAAATAGAGCGTGCCACCCCCCCATTGTGCCAACGCTAATGAACCAGCCGTTGTAACGGTTGCTGTTCCTGCTGTGATCGTGCATGTGCCAGCGCCGATGTTTTGAATGAAAAGAGTGTCACCCGCGCTGAACAATGATGTGTTGACCGTGATTGTGGTGGCGCCAGCGTTTGACATAACAATGCGCGTTCCCTTATCGGCTGCAACCAATGTGTATGACGCGGTTTTGTTGCTGACCGTCCAGTTGTAATCATTGGCCTGCAATGCGTCCATTTGGGCTGCGGTGAGTATTTGCCCTGCGGTGAAATCTTGAATTGCCATGTTTCCTATTCTAAGACATTTTCTGTATCAATGGTGCCATATAGCGGATCGTCCAAAATCAATTCAAACACAATTGTGGTTGGTGCTGTTGACAGCAAAATACTGTGTCCAGCGCCCACGGTGATGGTGTGTTCAATGCCTTCCACGCTTAGTTCCTGGGCTAGTTGACTGGTGCCAGATCCGCTTTGGAACGTTTTTTCCACCGTAATGGTGTTCCCTATTTCAATGCTGGCCACGGTGTCGCGCTGGGCGTTGGTCAACATCAGGAAATCGGTTTCTACGCTGGTGTAGCGGGCCTCTGGTTCGCCGTTTAGTAGGTATGCGGCGGCGGTGTCAATGCTGGTTTGTTCATGTAGCAGGCTGTTGGTGATGCTGTTGGTCTGAATGAAATATGTGGCAATTGACGTGGCATCGGTGGCTGTCGCTGTTTTGCCGTCTAACGCTGTGACCACGGCGCGGTTTACTACCGCGTCTGCTTCGAATGATATGCCTACGCCGTTATAAGGAATGTTTGTTCCATCGTCATGGAAATCTGCCACGCTGGCGGACAGCGTATTTCCCACGCGGTTTTGGAATGTCAGTTTGCCATCGGCGCTCATAAACAGGCGGCCAAATTCGGCTGTGCTGTTGATCTGGCTGATGTATTGCAAAACGTTTGTTCCAGCAGGAACGGTGTAGGCGCTGTCATGTCCTAGTTCAACTGTGCCTGTGGCAATGTCACGGTCAGCCAACGGGAAATCAACCTCTGGCAAATCCAACACCGTTTCAATGCGCGCACCAGACAATTCTGCTGACGGGTTGAATTCATCTAAATAGGTTTGGGCCAGCAAATAGAATTGGTCAGCGCAATACACCGTGACTGTGTCAATGCCACCTAGCGCAAAATTGTAGTCATAGTTCACCACATAACCATTGAACAGATCATGAGCCACATTGCTGGTGTCGTATCGAATTAGGCGCACCTCACGCATTGGCGCTAGTCCAGGCTTTGCTTCCGCGGTGTCAAAATAGGGACTGTTTTGATCAAACGGGTTGAACACCCCACCCGCCAATGTGTCGTTCAAAGTAAATGACATAGTGCCAGCGCTGAATTGGTCACCAACATCACGCCTGCCGCGCTTGACCGATATGCCAATGCAGCCGTCCATGACGCTGGCAAATTCGCCTTCACCGTCCAAAACGTATTGAGTATTATTCAACACACCACGGGTTGCATCGTCCAGCGTGAACGCGTTGATTGAAAACCCTGTGGCTACTTGTAGGTCATAGTTTCCGCTGTCAATTACTGCAACGCCTGGCATCACGCCACCTGAATGTTTGCTGGGCCAGCGCTGCG